GTAAAAAAGGGAAGTAAAGCAGCTAAAAGACGTAAGTCCTACTGTGCAAGATCATTAGGACAACTCAAAAGAAGTTCTGCTAAGACAAGGAATAACCCTAATTCACGTATTAGACAAGCAAGAAGAAGGTGGAAGTGCTAAATGTTAACACCACAACGTAAAAAATCACAAGAATTAACAGAAAAACAAGAGAATTTTCTTGACGCATACTTTGCGGAAGGAGAAAAAACCTTTGGGAATATAACCCAAAGTCTATTGCAAGCAGGCTATTCGGAGTCCTCAAGGTCTTCAGTATCGAAAGCTATGCGACCTCACATAATAGACAGAGCAAAAGGATTGTTAGCAACGACAACAGCCAGTGCAGTAGGACAGATAAAGGATGCTTTATCAGGAAGTACAGAAGAACCAATAGCAAGACAGAAATTAAGGTTTGAAGCAGCAACAGACATACTTGATAGATGCGGTATATCCAAAAGACAAGAGGTAGTAACAGAGAACAAGCATATACATGCTGTTGTTTTGTTACCTGCAAAGAAAGCAGAAGCATTAGACCTATCAGATATAGAGGCTGAAGAACTTGGACACTCCTAAAAAAGGAAGACCTAAACTTAAAGAAGGCGAGAAAGGTCGATACAGAGTGTCTGCTAAGGTAAAAGCTCGCAGAGCTGCCCTAGCCCAGTTAAAGTATAGAGACAAGAAGATAGCAAAACATAAGAACCAACTATCGAGGCAGAGACAATTAAAGAAAGAGAAAGTAGAGAAGTTCAAGCACTTGGAGAAAGCAGTGGAGGGAAAAGCTGCAATGACGGAAGACGTGCTTGCATCTGCACCGAAACAGTTCCAGGAGTTTGTAGCAGAACAGGAAGTGGCGTTCAAACCGAATCCAGGTCCGCAGATGGAGTTCTTAGCAGCACCTGAACGTGATGTTCTTTATGGTGGTGCAGCAGGTGGCGGTAAGTCTTATGCCCTACTTGCAGACGCTTTAAGGTATGCTCATAATGCAAATCATAGGGGATTGCTCCTAAGAAGGACATTGGGCGAACTAACAGAGTTGATAGATAAGAGTAGGCAATTATATAAGAAAGCTTTCCCAGAGGCTATTTTTAGAGAAAGTAAATCGACTTGGGTATTCCCTTCAGGGGCTACGATTTTATTTTCATATTTAGACAGAGACACAGATGTTACAAGATATCAAGGACAAAGTTTTAACTGGATTGCAATCGATGAAATCACGCATTACCCAACTCCTTACGTATGGGAGTACCTTCGTTCAAGACTCCGTACAACGGATCAAAGCATTGTACCGTACATGCGTTGCACAGCTAACCCAGGTGGAATGGGCGGTTGGTGGGTTAAAAAGATGTATATTGATGCTGCCGAGCCAAACACGCCTTTTTGGGCTAAAGATGTTGAACAAGGTACTATCCTCAGATACGGAGCCTCAGCCCAAGAAAAAGCAGGAAAGCCCCTCTTCCAAAGAAGATTCATCCCTGCAAGACTAACGGATAACCCCTACCTTATAGCTTCAGGGGAATATGAGGCTATGTTGTACTCTCTACCAGAAGTGGAGAGGAGAAGATTACTAGAAGGAGATTGGGATGTTACAGATGGTGCAGCGTTTGCTGAGTTTGATCGTTCAGTACATGTTGTTGATCCCTTTGAGATTCCTAGGTCTTGGGCTCGCATTAGGGCTGCAGACTATGGTTACTCTAGTCCTTCTTGTGTTTTATGGGGGGCTGTCGATTATGATGGTAACCTATGGATATATAGAGAGCTTTACGGAAAAGGTTATACAGGAGAAGGATTAGCCGAAAGGATTATGGAACTAGAATATGATGATCCTACTATGCAGACTGCCGTATTAGACGAATCTTGCTTTAGTAGAACAGGTCACGGTCTAAGTATAGCAGAGTCCATGAACAGATTTAACCTAAGATGGATGGCATCAAATAGAAATAGGTTAGCAGGAAAGATAGAATTGCATAAACGTTTAGGTATGAACGACATGGGAGAACCTAGACTAAGAGTATTTAATCACTGTAGTCAGTTGATAAGAACACTACCTACACTACCTCTAAGTAAAACAAACCCAGAGGATGTAGATACAAAAGCAGAGGATCATGCTTATGATGCTTTAAGATATATGTGCATGACAAGATTAGTTAACAGCCCATATTATCATCCTAGGTTTAGAAAACCAAAAGAGTTTGATAGATATGAGGTACAAGACCCTGTATTCGGATATTAGATGGCAAAAACTAAACCAGAACCTTTAGTATACTATGAAGCTCTAAAGTGGCTTGAAAACCCTGATATGTTTAATGCAAAGGGTATAGAAACTAACGAAAATCAAATTAGAGATTATAATCATTATACTAATAATTTTAAGAGTGTAAAAGTTACAGATATAGGAAATACTGTACAAGGCGTAGCAGGTGATCCTGCAAATGTTTTAGACATAGCAAAAGTAAACAATATAATTGATACTGCAAATAAAGAAAATAAATTTATAGGAACTTATTTAGAGTTTATGTTTTTTAATGGTAGTAGGGTAGGTGATGTAGCAGATACTGCTTCTAAAACAAAAGATGTTTCTGGAATAAGAATAAGTGATTTAAGATTAGACAAAGGTTTTTATTTTTCTGAAGCAGGAAAAAGAAGTAGGTATTCTGCTCACCCATTAAGTCCTAGATTAGTAAATACTTTAAAAGATCATATAAAAGAATATAAATTAGAAGGAGATGATTTTCTTTTTCCTGCAAGGCAAGAAGGAAATATAGGTACCAGAAAAGATGGCTCTCCTATAAAAAATAAAAAATTACCTATGTCTCAAGCTACTATTAGAAAATACGTAAATAATACGTGGGATAAATTATATCCAGGTGAAAGAGTAGATGGAAATAGTACACATGCGTTTAGGCGTGTTTGGGCTACTATACTAGGTCAACTTAGACCTAAAACAGAGGCTGCTGCTTTTTTAGATGATAGGTTTGTAGCAGCTATGTTAAAACATTCTGATTTAAAAACTTTAGAAATATATCAAAAAGCAGGTATAGGACCTATAACAGAATTAAAGTTACATCCAAGAACTGCAGACATTATAAATACTCAACTTACATTTAAAACACAAATGGCAGAGTTAATACAAGGTAAATCTCAATGGGAAAAAGCAGAGTCTAAAAGAGTAACTTTTGTATCTAAACCTACAAGAAGAGTAAAAAAACAAACACAAAGGTATGAAGTTGATCCTAGAGAATACGAAATATCATTAAGAGAAATTTTTGGACAACAAGCTGATAAAATACCTATGGATCAACCTATACAAGATGTAGTAGGTAAAATATATTCACCTGAAGATTACGAAAAATTAACTAAGGCATACAACAGGGGTTGGGAAAATTATGGTTATGCAAAAGCTAAATATGACCAAACAAATATTAAAGCGGCTGATAATTTATATAACTTAGACGATATGACTTTAGTAAAATATACAGACCAGATTAATCCTGAAATAGGTAATAGAATAGTAAAAGGTCTTGCTACTACTTTTAACACATCATATTATGATAAAGCTTACTCTAAAATAGATGATTTAGTAGCAAATAGTGTAAACTATTCTTATGCAGCTACAGACTTATTAAACGTAGATTTTACTCCACCAAAAAAATTACCTAAAGCAAAAAAGGGAACTATACCTGGGGCTATAGAAACAGTAGATACTTCTAATTGGTGGGCAAATACAGGGTTAGATGAACTGTATGGTGACGAACTTAAAGTAGGAGGAAATTATCCTAAAGTTAAATTAGACAGAGAAGTAGTTAGAAGTGTATTAGAAAAGTTTGAAGAAGAATCTAGGTTTAGTATGATTGCTGATAAAATGTCTGCTCAAACCTCTCATTTTAATGTTCCAGATAATATAAAAAATGATGGGGCTACTAAGTTAGGTTTAAGAAATATAATACTAAAACAATCTCTTAAGGGTTTACGTAATGAAAAAGATTTAGAATTAACTCCGACTTTAGGTTTTTCTAGAACACAAGAACCTATGACTAATGAGTTTATTATAAATAAAATCGAAAATAATATAGAAAATGCAAATCTAAGAGCTTCTTATTCTAGTATAGACAGCTCTTGGTTAAAAGGGCTTGTAGATAATAATCCAAAAGCATTTCCTCCTATAGAAAATTTAGCAGGTAAGTATGATGAAGATTTTATATATCGTATGCGTCTTGAGCCTACATTACAATATTTGTATTCAGAAGGCGTTATACCTAAAGTTACACTTCTAGGAGATGTAGCTCAACAATATGATTCTTTATTTAAAGGTAACTTAAAAGATAAATATAAATTGTTAAAACCTATGTATCTTACAAAAAAAGGTTTACCTAGAAAAAATCAAAAAATACAATGGTTGTTTGATTGGAGAACTAATTATTTTGAAAATGATTTTGCTACACACGCTTACGAAACTCCAAAAGAAGTTACACAAGGAAAAGCTACAAAGTATTTACCTATTGTAGATTTTTCCGATAAACAAATAGATAATAACGTAGAAGTAAAAGATGTAAAAATAACAGAAGCCCTTGAAGATCAGTCAAAACCTAAAAAATATCAAAAGTTTCCTTTTTTAAATATGAATAAAAGAAGGTTTGGTAATGCTTTTATTCCTATATTAACTAAAGGTCTTGCAGCAGCAGCTCTTCTTCCTACAAATCTTTTTGGTAAAACATTAGTAGCTACTACTAAAGTAGGAACAGACTTAGCTATAGAAGCTGCTCTTGCAGATACTTCAGGTCAAAGAAGAGGACTTATGGGGCAGGAACTAGATAAACCTGTAACTTTAAGCACAGGTGAAGAATTTTTTCCTAATGTATCTGATGCTGAAAACCAAATTAAAAATTTAAGTGCTCAAGCAAAATTAGAATTAACTCAAATGGATTTAAAAGACGAAGGTTATGATACTTCTGTAGATTCTGGTTTCTTATCTAGACTTAGAGGAGAGTTGGGTGAAGCAGGTAGGAGAATTACTAGTTTAGCAACAACACCTACAATAGACCCTATGTCTGGAGGTACTATCAATTTACCTCCTGGTTTTAGAAAAAACGTAATAGAAGAACTAGATGAATCTGAAAGACAAGATCAAAGGTCTAAGGATGTTGCAGGAGCTAGATCACAAGAAGTAATAGAAGGGTATATACCTAATTTAGAAGAAAGTGTTGCTAAACAAGAAAATCTTAGTGAATATAGAAGAAGAGCAAACCCTAGATCAGCAGTAGTAATAGACCAAAGTGCTCAAGAAGCACAAAAAGAATTAGATGAAATAAACGAATTTAGTGCTATTGGCACTGAGAACCAGATGGAAGACTTAGGTTTTACATCGCAACCACAAGGAGAAGAAGATGCCACTATACGGTAAATATAAACAAGGTGATCTTGGCACGGAAAACGAAGCACAACTATCCAGAGAAAAAATGGAAAGTTGGGTTAATACAAAGTATTCCCATGCACAAGAGTCCTCTGTTAATGAAAAAAGCCTTTCAGGTAAGAATCAAGTAGATTCTGGCTTTAATGCTTTAGCAGACAAAAAAGACTACTAAAATGGCTGAGATAGGTGAATTAATAGGCACTGGTGAACAGAAAGACATTTCTGATGAGGAAATGGTCGGTTTATCAGGCTATGTGCGATCTAAGTATCAAGAAGCAGAAGATGGTCGTCTAGCTGACGAACAACGTTGGCTACGTGCCTATAAGAACTACAGAGGTACCTCAGAGGATAGTGAAGACTATAGAAAATCAGAACGGTCTAAAGTTACTGTTAAAATAACAAAAGTAAAAGTATTAGCTGCCTTTGGGCAGTTAGTAGATATTTTGTTTGCTAATGGTAAAGTTCCGATTGCTGTAGAACCTACACCTATGCCTGAAGGTATTGAAGAGTACGTTCACCTTGAAACGCCACTAGACCAACAAGCAGACCCTTATGGGTTTGAAGGAGATGGTAGAGAACTACCTGCAGGAGCTTTAGAAGCAACTGAACCAGAACAACAAGAATTAGAATTAGGTCCATACTCAAAAAGTATGGCTGACGCTAACCTTGCTGCAGGACCATCTAACATGGGAGAACCTCAACTAGCTCCTGCCAAGGAAGCAGCTCGTAAGATGGAAAAGTTAATACATGACCAACTACTAGATGCTTCAGCAGTTTCTGAACTCAGAAAAGGTATCTTTGAACAGTGTCTGTTAGGTACAGGTATTGTTAAAGGACCGTTTAATCACTCTAAAGTAATACATAAATGGTCTAAAGATGACGATGGCAGTCGTTATTATGACCCTCAAGATAAGCTAGTACCTAGATTAAGTGCTGTTTCGTGTTGGGATTTATACCCTGACCCTTCAGCTATTAGCCTAGATGACGCAGAATATGTAATAGAACGTCATAGAATGAACAGATCACAGCTTCGTAGCCTTGCTCAAAGACCATTTTTTGATGCAGATGCTATAGAAGAGTGCTTATATATGGGTTCACAGTACGAAGAAAGGCATTTTGAACACACTTTATATGCTGATAATGACCCTACATACAGTGAAGGTCGCTTTGAAGTACTAGAATATTGGGGTGTTTTAGACGCTAAAATGGCTAGAGAAATACAATTAGATATCCCTGCTAAGACTTCTGACCTAGATCAAGTACATATTAATGCTTGGATATGTGGAAATCAGATACTAAGAGTAGTGTTAAATCCATTTGTGCCAGAAAGATTACCATATCAAGTTGTACCTTACGAAAAGAACCCTTATAGATTCTTTGGTGTAGGTGTAGCTGAGAATATGGATGATGCACAGCTTCTTATGAATGGACATGTACGTATGGCTATTGATAACTTAGCACTAGCAGGTAATTTAATTTTTGAAGTAGACGAAAACATGATGGTTCCAGGACAGTCTATGGATATATATCCTGGAAAGATATTTAGAAGACAGTCAGGTGCTCCTGGCACAGGTATTACTGGAATTAAGTTTCCAAGTACTGCCGTAGAAAATTTACAAATGTATGATAAGGCAAGACAACTTGCTGACGAAGAAACAGGTATACCAAGTATAAGTCATGGACAAACAGGCGTGACTGGTACTGGTCGTACTGCATCAGGATTATCTATGTTAATGGGTTCTGCCTCTTTAGGTATTAAGACCGTAATTAAAAACATAGATGACCACCTTCTAAGACCTCTAGGAGAAAGTATGTTTATGTGGAACATGCAGTTTTCTGAAGACGAAGAAGATATAATGGGTGATTTGGAGATCAAACCTAAAGGCACATCGTCTGTAATGCAGAAAGAAGTAAGATCACAAAGGCTAACAGCGTTACTACAAACAGTAACAAATCCTATGCTTGCTCCTTTTGTTAAGTTACCTACGTTGATTAAAGAGTTAGCTATAGCTCAGGATATGGACCCTGAAGAGTTAGTTAATGATATGAACGAAGCACAAATATTTGCTGAAATGTTAAAAGGATTGAACAATGGACAAACAACTGGCGAAGAGGCTCCTGCCCCTAGTGAACAACAAGGACCAATGGGAGGCGTTGGAGGAGTTCCTGCAGCAGCAAACCCAAATGACCCATCAGGCGTTGGTGATGGCACAATCGGAACAGGAAATGCGGCAACTCCAGGGGAAAGCAACTTTACTGGCAACCCTCCTCCAGTTGAGGGAATGGGTTAGAGCAGAGGCAGAAAGGAAAGATGAAAACACCTAAAGAAAATGTAGATGATCCTATAATATTTGACAATATACCTAGGAGTTTTTTTAGAAAAGATGCTAGAAGAAGTAACCCTCCAATACACGAAGAAAATGAGGAGTATCTACAAAAGTACCATGATGAAGCATTAAAAATTAATCCATTAAAAAATAAAGATGGAACTACAACTACTATGGCTTTATCTGATATTGAAAGCAATGGTAAAA